CGGAGGATGGGGGTCCTCTTCAACGTCAAGTTCTTGGCACCGACTATCTCCTGGACGTGGGCGGGTCTACCGGGGGAGCCACCCTGATCACTCAGATAGGGCGCAAGATTTCTTCTGGAGCACGTGGTTCTTTCACCGCAGGACTCGCTACCTTCACCGACTTGACCGCCGAGTTTCAGACAGACTTGATTGCTCCGGGGTTCCGACTCAAGCTCTTGTCCGGAGAGGTGACGGGGAAGTCCTTCCTCGTTCAAGGGATACTCAGCGAGAGCACACTGACGGTAGATCCGGCTTTCCCTTTGGGGTCCGGGGGCATCCCCGTGGCCTGGGAGCTATATGAGGGCTTCTCCGCGAACGTGTATGATCCCAGTCTTCTAGCGGATGTGGTATATGAGGGGTTCAACCATCTTCTAACGGAGCCGTTCCGGGTTCGTTTGCTCTCTTCGATAGGGGAGATCCCTTCCACAGACTCTGAGCAGATTGCCAACCGAAATGTGGCCTTTGTGGCGGATGCTCTCGAGCGAGGTCGGTCCATGGCTGTGCGCTTCGGTTTGGAGGACCGAAGCAGTGAGGTGTCCCTGACACTTCTCCAGTACCCCGTGTTGGGACTCCTGGGGGGAGGGCTATCCATTCCGGATGCTCTATCTGATGATCACTTTCTGAGTCAGCTGTTCACGTTACGAGTAGGTAGTACGCAGTTCACGCAGGGTGTGGATCTCTTTCCTGTGACTTCTTTCACGGTGCCTTCTCCCGCCATGGGGACGGTGGAGTATCTCACCAGCACTGGGGAGCTTGCATTTGCGACGGATATTCTCACGGACTATCAGGGTGTTCGCGTCCAGTACCAGCAGGAGTTTCTCCCTGCGGCGCAGGTTCCACCCGGGACAGCGGAGCTGAGGTCCTTGACAGGGGAATTGAACTTTGCGGTGTCTGATCTGGTATCCTATCATCAACACATTGGGTACTTCGTCGAGCAAATGATCACGGAGCAGAGAGTTGATGTTGCAATGAATCCCCTTGCGGGGAGTTTCGCTTTTTTCCAACCTCTGCGTGAGGGGCAGATCGTAGAAGCGAAATACTTCGTTGCAGATAATCAAGGTGAAAAAGCTTTGGATGTGGATGGAAATCCCATCGAGGTTCTGGAGTTTCTTCCTCTGTACATAAGGTCCGAGGAGGCTTTGCGGATTACATCTCAGGTGTACTCCTTCAATTCCATTGAAAAGACGGTGGATGGCCGCATTGATCCCTCAGTCTACATTGATACCAACCGACAGAACTACGGTTCGAAGACTACAGCCGAAGTGTCTTTTGATCCGGAGCCCCGTATTTACTTCCAAGGTCTTACGGTAGATGCAAGTTCTGTTGTCAAGATCAGTTACGCTGTCTTGGAAGCCTTTGGGGGAGAGACAGGTTACTCCACGTCGCAACACCCTGTGTATCGCCCGCCATTTTTTCTGGAAAAGAGGCAAACGACATTTACTTTGGAGGGGGACCGTTCTGCGGAATTGCTTTCGGGGAAAGTTCTTCGCCTGGGTGCGAGACCCTTGTATATCCAGTCCTCTGTCTGGGACTCGGGGCAGGGCAGCACAACTGTGACAATCTACCCGGAGCTGGAGCAAGAGGTGGGCATACGAGCTCCTGGAAACGACGTCCTCTCTCTGCTGACTTCGGTTCCAGTGGCAACTCTTGTAAATGGCACTCACACGTCAGCGGCTGCGGGATTCATGTTGACGGTGACGGCTCCCTATGCACCGGTGCGTAAGGGGACTCGGGAGATCCGTTTTGACGGAGACCTGACACGATTTGCCGTGGCGGGACACATTCTCGAGGTGGGGGGCGTTCCCTTCCTTGTAGTCAACGCTAGCCAGTCAGAGGACGGTACAACGACATCCTTGGAAGTGTCTGTTGCATTTCCCCGGGAGTATCAGTTTGGTTTGGATGCGGTGAAGCTTTCCGTGCGCCCCGTTTACCCGAATGGTGCTTTGCAGTTTATGGGGCTGAGCCCTCTACTTAGGTCTGAGCCCTTCGAGCTGGTGCTGTTCGGTGAAATGGACCGGAGTGGAAGTCTGCTCCCAGGTCGAACGCTAGAGCTTGGTTTGGATTATGACATCGACGCCGAAAGCGGAGGTGTTACACTGATTGAGGGCAATCAGGCTGGGATTCAAACGGGGCAAAGGTTCTTCCTCCGCTATACCAAACTCAGGATTTTGCAGCCAAGTCTGGGTTCCGGATACGTCATTCTTCCGCGCTTCCGGGCGGACTTCCATCATGTCACGGTGCCTTCGGAGGACAATCAGTTTCTGTCCACATCTGTTCTGGGTACCTTTACATTCCACAACCCGGATAGCTTCTTCTTCCGGGTGGACACGATGGACAACTTCCTATCAGATGTGCAGCAAGAACGTGTAAACCTTCTCGCTTCCCAGAATCCCTCGGGAGGACCGATAATCACGGTTGCCAGTCCCGTGGAGAATCAGGACAGAGGATCTTCGGGGTTTGATTCGCAGCGCAGGTCTCTCCTGGACAGAGATCGTGCTGGCAGGACACTTCTGGACTTTTACAACTCCACGGTATCTTGCTTTGAGCAGGTGCAGGAGACGTACAACGGTTTGCTTGTGGGAGACCGCGACGGAAAGTTCCAGCATTTTGTAGGTCGAGGGGCTAGTTTTGCACCCCCGGGGTTCGAAGATGAGATCACGGGTTACCTAAATCCCAGGTACCTGTGGTCCGAGGTATTCCTCTCGGAGACGAGTACACAACCCGTTCCCATTCGGGCGCTTCCAGATGACCCACTGATAGACCCCTCCACGGCCAATTTGGTGGACTCCGAGTTGCTGGGGAAGCTTCCTTCTCCGAATGTGCTGGAGCGGCTTATGGCCTTCCAGGGGGTGCTCCGGCGCAATGAAGTGGACGACCTTCTTCTGACTCAAAGAGGAGTTGTCTCAGTGATTCTTTCTGGCTTACCTCCTGTGCGGTTGTATCAAGCTAGTGGGGTGTTTAGGAGCATGGCGGAGCCTCAGCAGTTTAGCCGGTTGTTCCCCACGACGACGCTGGCTTTCACGACGACCGTTCCGGGACTCGGTGCGGATACCGAAAGTGGTAACTTGGGGGTCTATGCCTTCCGCAGAACGTTGGTGGATGCAGAGGGAAATGCAGAAACGCAATCCACATATCAGCAGCCCATTGCAACGCTCTCGAATCCTGTGCAGGGTGTAGTTACAAACATCGTGAATGTTGCAATTTCAGATCGTCTCCCTAGAGCCCGTGTGGTTTCGTTCTCGGGTTTGGGTTACCCCGATGTGAACCCCTCTAGTTCGGGATTGCCAGCAGCTCTTCTAGCTGCGGTTCCCTTGTCCGAGTTCCCTGTGAACACGAGCACGGGACTCCCGGATACAACCCGTCTTCTCTCTCAGGCACTATCTGCGGGCGCGGTGTTTGATATTGCCACGGGCAACTCTGATCTCCATATTCCTCCCTTCGAGGTGGGGCAACCCTTGGCTCTGGGAAGGTCCAACGGGGAGATTGTGAACCTTCGATACGCGCGGGAGAGGATGGTCATTCAAGGAAACGAGGTCTTCGGTGGGGTCTACGTCAAGGATGTTCTGAGTGGCTGTATTGTCACTTTTCAGGGAAAGCATGGGGACATTCTGAACGCTTCTGACATCATCACGGTGGATACAAGTGGTCTTCCTCTCTCTGTAGAGATGGGTCCTGGAGATTCTCTCCTCGTGGTGACGGATTCCAACACAGACATTGAACCCTCGAATCCCCCGACGCAGGAGGATCTCGAGCGACTTGCCGCGTCTCTGGCTTCGTATCGTATTGGATTTGACCTGGGAGTTAACAAGCAGACTGGGGAGATTCTGGACATCACGCAATCCTCCTTTGCGGACCCGTCCAATCTGGCCCTAAAAGAGATTCTCGGGCAACACCCACCAGTGCCGGGTACGGACATTGAGGCCTTGTTGACATTTTCCAACGGGAGCGTGAGGCACACTCAATTCCCGGCTTTGAGCAGCCAGGCACGAAATGACTCTGGAGATGAGTCTGTGCCCTACAAGGTTTGTTTGGAGACGGAGCAGGTGCGATTGCGGGAGGCCGCACAGGCTCTGGTGGAACTCCGGTATGACAGCCTGGTACCCGGTGCCGTGTATCCGGATGAGATCCTGGGTACAGATGGGCAGGTGTACCTTTCACACTCACTAGGTCTTCCCCCGGCCACTCTAGTCACTGTGGAGGATGCCCTACCGGTGACAACAGCTGGTTCCTACACAGCACATTCCGGCCTTGGGGATGTCCAGAAGTATGACCTCCTGCTGGTCCAGGTGGATGATACAGCTTCTGATATCAACCTGGGTTCACAAGGGATCCTGTCTGTTGGAGACGTGGCTCGCGTGGGGAGTCATAGTTTCCTGGAGCCCCCGCGATTTATCACGCAGACTCGGAAAGGGGACCGAACCCGGTACAAACTGCACAACGCGATGACCCATTTTACAGCCTCCCCAGGAACATCCGGGGTCACTGTGCAGGAGAGTGGCGGGAGCACGAGGCTGTTGTTCTCGGGTGTGAGTTTCTATTTGGATGACGGAAATGGGACGAGTCAGGGTGGTCTCAACCACATCTTGGACAATACGTTATTGCCGTTTCCGAACGAGAACTCCATTACCGTCCGACTGTATGATCAGAGTACTGGGCTTCCACTTCAGGATTTGGTTTTCTCGGGGCGCATCGCCGCTCCTGCATCATCGGCCCTCGGTGATCTTGGTACGATCTACAATGCAGCTCCGATCAGCATCGGGGGTGGGTCTATTGTGTATCCCGGAGTGGGCTTTGTGGACTTCACAGCCCTCGGGGGTTCTACCCCGGGTCCTGTGGGGCCTTTCGATGTGACGATCTCCATAGATACCTACACAGCGGGGTTGTCAGGGGATCGTATAAACACGGGAAGCAGTACCGCCTACATTTCAGCGGATCGCTTGACCTTCATTGAATCTGTGGACCTTTCCGCAGCTCGTGAGAGAGGACTCGGGACTTCCACGACCTTAGAGGTGCTGACCGTGACTAGCCCCGACAGTGAAGACATGACAGTGAATAGCCCTTTATGGGTGAATGGAAATATCCCCTTCACTTTCTTGGAGCGCAGTGCAGGGTCTGTCGGTTCCTTCCAGGAAGCTACTTCCGGGGGGGCTGGTGATGAAAGTGGTGCTATCAAGGTGATGGCCTGGGAGGGGTTCAGCAACACCCCTCTGGCAAGCACGGGTCCTGTGCAATTCTCCGCGATTCCATCCTCTTCGCAGGACACCTCTGGAGTCATCTGTCAGGGGGCGGGCGGGTGCATTGGGGACAGTTCGCAGTATGACTCCCGCGTGACGGATATCGAAGTGCTGTCGGGATCCCTTGCTAATGTCTATAAGGGAGATGTGCTGGTAATCGATATAGCTGTGGATCCGTCACTCCCTTCGTTCCCGGGAGCCTTGGCCACGACGAAGGCAGGTACGTATCTAGTTCGCCAGGTGGTGGAAAGCAACGATACCGTAGTGCACCCGGATCGTAGAGAACTTACCCTCTCTGCTGAGGCTGGAGATGGATTTGGATGGATAGATGTGCGCTTCCCTAGGGTTGTCCTCTACGACGATGTTCTGAGTCGAATCACGGTGACGAGCATCCCTATGGTGGAGGGGTCTCCGACAACGCATGCGTTTCCGGTTACGGGTCGTGTATATGTGTTGACGGCTAATTTCGAAGAGATTTCCAATGACACAGATTACACGGCGTACAAGTCTTCTGTGGTCAGTGCTCAGTACACATCCGTTGATCTGTCAACCAATCAGTTCCGGGGTTTGACGGACTTCCGTGATGCTGGTGGGGTGGTTATTGTGTCTTCTGTGTTTGCGGCTGCCGCAGAGATTGGAAGGCAGGTATCCGGGATGACTTATTTCCAGGTAGGCTGGGGGGGAGCAGGGTCTTCCGCCTACGAACGTCATAGGCAGAGATACGTCAGATTCCATTTTCGGGGTGCGCCATTTTTCAGTACAGGGGGACATTGTACCAAGTAGTTCGGCGGTTTCCTTGTTTTACGATGGTAGCCTGGGAGAGATTGGCAAGGTTTCCGGGGCTGGGGTTTACATTGTGATCACTGAGAGAGCTGCTTCCGCAGCTACGTCCTTTGTTTCTGACCCAGATTTCCCCGTGTATGCTTCAATCCCAGGAGTTGCAGACATCACTCCGATTCTGGCCGCAGATTGGGCATCCCTGCATAAACCGATTGCGCATCCTAACAGCTTGGTTTCTTGTGTACTTCCCGGGGAGTCCTTTGTTGCGGAAAGTAGCACCAGCGATCCGGGATTCTGGGCACAGGCTGCGATCTTCCTGGAGCCGTCCTGGCCGCTCCCTACACAGAGCCTACTGCTGTCAGCACATCTTGTTGACGCGGGTCACAGTTTGACTTCTGACCGGATTGGGATGCGAGACGTCAACAACTTCATCCCTGCTCCTATTCTCCAGGAGCGTGTGCGCTTCGAGGTGCGTCGTATACGTCGCTTCGGGGCGGGTGTGCAAGGCATCCTGGAAGCACTCCAGGATCTTCAGTTCACCTATGATGTACGGCGGGGAGATATTGTCTCCTATGCCACGGTTCGACAGATGGGTATTGTGGAGACAGATGGTGGGACGCAACTTGGGCTTCTGACGGATCCTCGAGTGAACATCAACCCGGGTGATTCTTTCCGACTTTTGGATGCGTCCGGTGAAGTGGTTGAAGAGGTTCCCATACTAGGTGTGCGCAATGGAGTGGAACTTCTTCTGTCGCCTCCGGGGTTGACTACTCCTCTTTTGGGAAGTCGTTTCGAGATATATCTTCGACAACCTCTAGTACCGCAGGAACAATCGCATGAACAGCTTCTGGAGCTTGCGACGGATTCCTGGGTTCATGAAACCATTGCTAATAGAAGTACAGGTGAGGGAGGCTTTGTCACCAGTACCGGTGTGCTCAAGGATACGAACGTTCCGGGTACGGGTCTGAGCACCTTCACGGCGTTGGGTGTTCAAGAAGGTGACTACGTGTTGGTGGATGCTTCTGGGGAACTCAATCCCCCGGGAGCTCCCACAGTCCATGAATGGGGAGCCTCTCCACTAGGTGACTATGGTGTCTCTACGCGGGTGGACGGGAGCTACGCGGCGGGTCGCCCCAGCGAGCTGGACGACAACCGTGGGTTCTATCGTGTGGCCGCAGTAAACGGGGACAACTTGGTGTTGTCGGGGTCTTCTGCGTTTGCTGGGGACCTCACCAGCGGGGATGTGATCCTCGAGAGTGGGGGGTGGGAAGTCGCTCTATACCCTACCATTCATTACTCGTTGCTCCTCCCAGGTGGTGTGGAGGGGCAGAATGATCTACGCAAAACGGCATTGGTTGGAACAAACGGTTCTCCCGCAGGGTCTTACCATGGTAATGCCTACAGTATTGCTCCCTTCTCCTATCGTGTCCTGCGACCGATTGACCTCCTCACAATGGAAACGATGGAGCTTCTTCTGATGCTCCGGGAACGGTTTCTCTCTTGGAAAGAGATGCTGAACCAATGGACCATGGGAGGGGGGACGTTCTTCATTTTCCAGAGGGACTCCCAGGCTGAGGACCTTCGGCGGGGTCTCTTGAATGTGTCTGTTACCTCGGGGTTGGATGGTCAAGTGGGAGTTGCTCCGTTTGCGAATGACGCGGATGCACTTTCCGTGTTGGACCGCAGGTTCTGGGTATTGGATTCCCAGTTGGACTACACAACCCCTCCCTTCACAGGTGGAATTGCATACACGTCTTTCAGCACAGGGCGTGGACGCCCTGTATTTCCCGATGATATTGAAATGGCTTTGGGGGATAGGGACAACCTGAGAGACTTCCGTTCTGTGTGGCTGGACTACCGCGTGAATCTGATTTCTGGGACGTTGCCCGCTGTTCGGAGGTATGCTGCACAGGAGCCGCAACGGGAAGCGAACCAACGTGATCTTCTTCGATTCCGTGGGAGTGTGGGATGACCGACAAGGAGAAGGAGCTAAGGGAAAGACTTGAAGCACAGGGCGTGACGGTTGGTAAGTGGACCCAGCGTGAGGAGCAGGAAGTTCGCCCTCAGTTCTCTGGCAATATACTTTCCCTTTTGAAGCAACTGCGGGGGGTCATCCAGGACCAGATCACGTCAGATGCGGCAAAAATTGAGCAGCTTCGAGAGGCTGCACACCGAGCAAAGTACGGGGGAGGCAGATAGTCAGTGGCTGTCATCGGATCATGGAACAAACCGCAGCAGTACTCCGGGACGGTACATTTCCCCAAGTTACCCTCTTGGGTGGAGAGGGTCCGGGGTACGATCAACGGGATCATTGACTTTCTGTTGGGAGTTCTGGACCTCGCTTTGGCGGCTCTGGAGGTTGTGAAGGCATTTGCGATTGGTTTTCTTGATCCCATAAACGCCATCATTGACGCCATCATTGAGGATGTGGAGCAGATCCTGGAGGACTTACGGAAAGCGGGTCTTTACCTAGCAGGAGACTGGTATCTGGCGCAGCCCCCCTTCGAGGACCTTCATGGTGGATTCGCTGCCTACAAGATGCGAATGTCAGCTCGGTTCACGGACACCAAGGATCCTTCCAGGCCGGACCTTTCGGACCGCACTCCAGTCTTTGCGATGTTTCTCTATGCTTCTGTGGACTTCACTGGTCTCCACACGTTAGTTCAGTTTTTGTCCCAGATGATTGGGTTCTTGAATTTCAATTTGCGTAGCACGAAGACTCTCCAAACTCCAGTGGAGATCCGTGCTCAGTACAGTAGTGTGGACGGTTTTACAGGCGTTTTCGAGAACTTGGCCGAGACTTTTGTCCGTGCTGGGCAGGCAGTCAACACCCAGTCACTTGCGAGTGGCACAGAGGTTCTCACCCTGAGTTCTTTTTCCTCTGCGCAGGTGCCGGATGTTGCGCAACTTACCTGGAAGATCGGGGGTGCCCCCAAGAAGCGTCCTTCCTTGGGTCTTCCTGGGCCTCCACCTGCGGGGTTCCTCGTGGAGGTTTCGACAATTCGAGAGGGCCTTCAGGTGTTCTACGACAGACCCTTGCCGAACTCTCCAAAGGTGGAGGGGGGCTCCGGGACTGTGCAAGATCGGGAGGTTGGAAGAGTAGTGACCCCAGAGGGTGTGCCGTTGACTCTCTACGGGGGAACGGACCAGATAGAGCTAGACGGCCTGGGGTACAATGACAGTATGAAGGATGCTGGGCAGGTTAAGGATGGAGCCCCTCGTGTGTTTGCGTTGCGCAGCGCTGCGGACAATGTTCCCATTCCCCTGGAGATTCTGAGTCAGGGAGACGTGAGTCTGCTTCAGAAGACGTTTTTCGTTTCTGTGTTGGATATATTTGGCACGATGGTGGCGCTGCTCAGCCCTGACTACTTTCAAGATGCCACCTATACCACCAATCTCCGTTTTGATGCTATGCCATTCAACGCGGATTTTGAGATCGGTAGTGATGGTAAAGTGGAAGCCAAGAACTTTCAACGTCCACAGACGTTCTATGCACGGATCTCCACGGTTTCCAGCAGTATCGCTCGCAAGGACGATTTTCGGTACAAACTTCGGGATGCGACTGCGGACAATCCTGGGAAGCCACTCCAGGCGGAGTACAGCACCATCCAGCCGGTGGACGGACCAGAAGTGCAAGGAAGTCGTGGCGACCGAAGTGAACCCTCTACGGTCCTGGAGATCACATTTCCCTCTGACAGTGCCAAGGTCTACTTGCAACAACTCACGGCTGCTCTGGCAGTCTTGGTTTTGAGCCGAACGGACTTGGAAGTGGGTGCGGAAGACACGCTTATACCTTTCCTGAGTGGAAAGGCTAAAACAGCTACAGGGTTGGAACCATTTGCGAAGCTGATTCCCAGTATCCTCCTGGCGACCAACCCGAACGATTTTTATGACTTGGCGGATGAGGACACAGAATCTTCCGATGTTATGACATTTCGGCAGTCTATCTTGAAGGGATGTTCCCGGGTGGCGGCAGAGCTCTATCGTAAGATGGGTGCTCATCAGGGAGCTGAGGAAGAATTGTTCCTTGGAGCCTCTTCTCTTTTGACGTTCAAGTGGTCCGACGCCATCAATATGGATGACAACGCCAACTCCTATGACGAGACAATCCTGGGATCCTTGTCGGATTATACCACCATCCCTGGACTTGCTCGAAACCCCGAGTGCGCTGGGCAAAAGCTACGTCGTGGGATCATGGTGCGAAATATTGGACGAAAAGTCACAGTGAAAAACAGGGATCCCGGGTTCTACTCACAGACTCTGGGTGAATTGTCCGTTGCGAGCTTGAATTTTGGTGGCATCACGATGGGGTCTGCGGATCGCTCACCTTCGTTGTCTGTGAGTGCTCGTGATGGGTCCACTCATATCTATTTCGTGCGAAACATTATTCCTCCAGAGGTCTACGCGGCAGCTTCGCAGGTGCTGTCCTTTGCCTCGGGTCCCTCTCTGCGTCCGGCTGGGGATGGGGCGTGGCTCTCCCTTCGATTCGGGCAGCTTCTTCCAGGGTTTGATATCCTACTGGATATGATACTCAATTGGGTTCATTCCCTGCAGCTTGGAGCAGCATCCATTGTGGATGCCATCCTGGCTTACATTGACTTTTTGGAGAGTCGTGTCCTGGAGCTTCAAGCGTTGCTTCGTCGGTTGGATGCCATTCTTGAGGGTATCATCTCAATCCAACTCCCCCCGATGGGTGCTCTGTTTCTGGTTGGGAAGGGCACGAACGATATTTTGAATCAGTTTCTGAAAGCTGAGGACCCTCCGCAGGATACGGCAACAGCTTATGGTGGGGGTCTTGTTCTACTGGCTTCCGGATCCCCCGCGTTCCTCAACGACTTGTTCGTGGAGATGTTTGCCTTATGAGTTTTGGATGGATGGGGATATTTCGGCAGGGTGCCTGGAGGGCTTTACGAGCATTTGTTCTGCAAGAGCGTCGAGATGTGGGCAGGAGATTGTCCACGATTCGGGCGGAGCTTCGGAGAATCGGGAGCATCACTGTCATTTACCAGCAGACACAGGATGACATAACGGGGGATCTTCGTGTCACGGAACAGCGTCTTGGTTTTAGTGTTACTCGGAATTCTTCCCTAGAGCGATTGGTGCAAACCTATGTGGCTCTCGGGGGAAATCCATTTGATATATCCCACTTCTTCCTTCCAGACCGAGCAGTGGCTGTCTCGGAGAGCACTGAGGGCTTCACTACAACAGGGCATGAGTACCCTTGGGGTGGTGTGGCTTATCCACAGACAGCGGAGCCGAATGAGCCAGAGAACTCCTGGGGTTCCTACCCAGGGGGGTACATTCCTCTGCGTAAGTACATTCCCGGTCGCATCGGGGGTCGGAAGGATATTGATGCGGATGCGGAGTCAGTGGTCAACTTCATCACAGCTCTTCGCAAACCCGTAACGCAAGAGATACGTAGAAAGCGCAATGACATTGAGGCTTGCATCATCAAGCTGTGTGACTTGCGAGAGCAGCTAACTCAGGAGCAGTCCGGGATTCTTGTGCAGGCTTTTGGTGGTCTTTCTGAAAGCAGTATTGAATTCGATTCTGCTCGCTTTGCTCATGTGCTGCGTGTTCCACGCATCACGCAAGTGCTTGATGAAATCTTCTTCTCTACGGATTCCGAGGGGGTGGTTGACTTCGAGACAACAAACACCACGGAGATTGCAAGATACGACAATCTGTTGCAGGATATCCTACCTGACGAAGCGAACACGGCGCTTTGATCCTAGCCTATCTGTTCTATACTCTTCCTACATAGGGAAAGGAAGCGACCTCTGAATCAAGGCTGTGGACCACCATGTCAAAGGATATTCAGCTTGCTCACAGATGCCCGCATCTGACCGTGGAGGAGAGAGTCTTCCTGCACATGGACCGCCGTTCTCTAACTACTCGGCAGCCTGTGGGAGCGGATTCTTCTGTCCGCATCATCGCAAACAACGACATTGTGATCCCCCGTTATGGTCTGTTCAATCAAGCGCAAATCTTCGGTTCCCTTTCCGGTCCATTCTATATTCTCTTGAATGAGACGGAGCTGTCGGTGCAAACGGGTACGGAGTTCATCTCTGTGCAGCTTCCTGCCGGCTCCAGAGTGGATACCGATGCGGTCGTGAAGGCTGTGAACCTGGCCGCCACGTCTATTCTGGCAGAGAACTCGGGTGGTCACCTTGTACTCACTGAGATCGCGAGTCTGGGTCGTGAATCCTGGCTGCACGTGAGTGGGTCCGCATCCTCCTCTGTAGGACTTGCTTTGCAGTCTCGTGAGCGTGGGCGCCAGGTGTACCCCGGATGGAGTTTGGCTCGACGCCCGGACCCTGTGCTGGATAATCGTTTCCCCCGCTTTGACACTCCTGTGCAGCAGAACCCTGTCTTTAAAGTCACGTATACTGTCCCGAAGCGCAGATGCCTACGATGCGGCGGAGCTCAGGTGGAGAATGACTACCGATTCGATAGTCAGGGTATGGTGTTGATTGTTGAGAACGAGAATCTTCTCCACCAGGTAGCGCTCAAAATCCTGCTTACGGGGAAGGGAAGTAACCCTTTTCACAAGTGGTACGGGACGACGTTACAGTCGCGAATTGGCTCTAAAGCAATTGGCGTTATGGCGGGTCTCATCAACGAGGATGTGCGACGCGCTCTGGAGTCCATGCAACGGTTACAGGTTTCGCAGTCGAAGTACCAGAGTGTCTCCTACAAGGAACGCCTAGCAAGCATTCAGTCTGTCAGGACGTACCCCTTGGATACGGATCCCACGACGTTCATGATCGAGGTCCTAGTAGTCAACGCTTCTCGTGAACCCGTGAACGTTACCACTGTTTTCACAGTGCCTGATGTCATTACTCAGGATGGTGATGGCTTCGGTCGGAGAGAGTAGTATGGCGACTGTTCCTAAATTTTCCGGGCCAGACGGGGAGCTTCGAGAGAGCTTGGCCTTCTCGACTAGTATCCCCAATCGTTTTCTCATGGGGGAGATATCGGCTAACACCGTGGATCTCCAGGTCGCCATTCGGGGAGGGTCCTATACCAGTGATCTCGACTTTGTGGTGTTTGAGGGAACGCAGTTCACGATACCAAACCCCTCGACATATTCGGAGGGTTTGGACTTGGTTGCTGGGGACAATGAAATCTCTCTCAGAGCTATTGATACATCGGGGTCCGTTTCTGCCCCTGCAATTGCAGTTGTTCGTTTGGTACAGGAAAGCTCTCTTGGGCTTCTGGTTCAGGCACCTACATCGATTGTGCTGGAGCGCTTGGACAATACTGTGCGCATCACCGTGGAGGGTATTAGTAACAGCACCTTCCGTGGTATCAACTTCTATGCTTCTGTTTCTCCAGGAGGGGGGACCTCTGGGTACTACCCGGTCAACGTGCGTCTCATCACGGATTACGAGTCCACAGAGTCTGTGACCAAGCTCGCATCCCTCGGAGTGGATTCGGATATTGTACTATGTGCAGATGAAGCTCCTGTTGCAGACCCCATGTACTTTCGGGTTGTCGCCACACAAGAGGACCAGAATGCTGTGGTTTTCCAGAAGGACTTTAATGAACGTTTAGGTCTCGACGAGACTGTGCGAAAGCTACGCACTGATGTGACAGTAAGTAGCGTTCGTGATGTGAAGTTGTTTCACTTCGAGCATGATCGCCTCGGTTCCCCCGAGGATACTCCTGCAACGATCCCCCGTAGTGAGTTTTCCGCGCTTTCCACAAATGACTCCTTGTACTATGTAGCAAAGGCGGTGTTTTATGATTCCCTTGGGCAGTTAGAAGTGGAGTCTACGGGATTCTCCCCGGAGGTGCTTGGAGCACCCTTACAGGTGAGCACAGGGCTTGGTGGCTTACCCGTGGTGAGTCGAGACCGGATCAGCCAGCAGCTTGAACTGTCCATCTTCAGGTCCCAACCAGATTTGAGTCTCCAGCCGGGTTCTGTTCTTCGGGACACGTTCATTGACCCCGGGTCCGCAGAGTTGGCTCGTGTTCGTTTTCTGGTGGACTTTATTCATCGTGCACAGAGCTTCCCGGACTTGCTTAGAATCGACGATCCCGCTCTTTCAGGTTCGAGTGTTTCTGTCTCCCAGAGCAGCTACAAACTCAATCTCAAGCAGGCACTCCAGATGGTTCAGGATCTGGACGTGCAGTCGGTCATTGACCAGGCGTTTGAAAAGTTGGCTTCCCGTCTTGGGAAACAACGCCTCTCTGGGTACAAGTCTCGAGGGGAGGTCACCTTCTTCACGACCCGGCGCCCCACGGCTACAATTCAGATTCCGATTGGGTCTGTGGTATCCTCGGGTAGTCGACGATATCGTACAACGGAAGCTGCTTCGATTACCTTGGAAAACATTGCTACCTTCTACAGTGGAACCACGGGGCGTTACTCTGTTCGGGTGTCTATTCAGGCTGAGGACCCTGGTTCCGCTGGGAATCTTAGCGCAAATCAAATTCGAACTATCGTGCGTGGACCTTCTGGTTTGAGTGTGGTCAATGAGTCTAGGACTTTCGGGGGAAGTGACCTGGAATCCAATCGGGATCTGGCAGTCCGGACTCAGAATGCGTTGGCTTCCGTGGATACGAGTACGGAGGCGGGTCTCATTCAGATGGCTGCCGGTGTCCCCGGGGTGAGCGAGATTCGCGTTGTCCCTTCGGGGTCCGACTACATGCAACGTGACTTCGACGCCTCCGCCGGTATTCACCGAGGAGGAAAGGTGGATATCTGGGTGCGAGGTACTCAGGTGAATACTGTCACGGATGCCTTTGCTTTCTCTTTTCAGATTGAGAACGATGTTCTCTTTGAGGTTATTGGGGATCCCCTCAATCTTCGTTTCAAAGCACTGAGCGCGAACTTGTCCTCTACGAACCCTATCCTCCAGATGCTGGATATCCCCAGCCGGGATATAGGGTTCCGAAATGATACATTAGGTGTGGACTTTGATCTAACTGGGGTTGTGATAGAGGACTACAACGTCATCGTGCTGAGTACGGAAGTCCCCCAGCCCTCCGTATCGTTGACTGATATCGTGCGAGGGGATATTCGATTCCGAGATAACGACAAGTACGTGTTTTCACGTCAACCTGCTACTCGTATCAACTTCTTGCGTGGAAGTGTGACGGGACTTGTAGATTCTGCGGCATATGCCCTAAAGCGGTTGGCTGACCCTCTGGTACTTGGGAGAAGCACCAAGGCTGGAAACTATTTACAGGTCACGGACACGCAGTCAGGTATCGTCATCCCCTCTGGAAATCCTGTGGTCATCACAGGGGAGAGTCATGTACTCATCGGAGAGACCGTCGAGTATCTTAGCAATCTTGGCATCAACCTTTTGACAATTCGTGTCTTCAATTCTAGCCGCACCCTCGAATACAACGGTCCTTTTGAATCTTCGGGAGCGGTTGACTACACCATCTTGGATGGCGACCAGGAAAGTCCTATTGCCATTGTTCGCACGGAAACGGGAAATATCGCAACAGGGCAAGAGGTACTGGTCGACTATGACCATGATGAGAACTTCGTGGTCAGTTATGATTCTAACTTCATCGTGACTGCAGTGCAGGGAGAGGTTGACAATTTTAGAAGTGTGACCTCGGATATTCTGGTCAAGGAAAGTGTGAGCAACTCTGTCAACATCTCCGCAACGATTATTCTTCGTCGAGGTCAGCATCCAGATACGGTAGACAGTGCCATCCGCACGAATCTTGAGAATTACGTAAGGGGCCTCGGGATGAGGGACCCTCTCCGACCCTCAGATGTGGTGGGCATGATTGAAGGTACCGTGGGAGTTAGCTTCGTCATTCTCCCCTTGACGGAGATGGTACGTAATACAGGTGACTTGGTTATTCGGGAGGCCCTGGTCTCGGACCAAACTGTGGACTACCAGGAGGTCACCGATTGGTCTTCGGAGTCTGTGCAAGTCTATTTGCTGAGGGATGCTCTAAGCAATGCCACCCTTGATGGTGGGGGATCTACATCGGACTTCCGAGGTGTCTTTCAGGATGACCAGGAGCTGGCGCTTCAAGTCGTGCAACCGGCGGCTGTGGGGGGCGCTCCTGAAAGAGCCTACATTATAGGGGATGCTGGTCTGGTGATCCCAGGTATTAGTGATGACGTCACTCTGATCGCGCAAGGTTACGTTACTAGTGATGCCATCACAGCTCAGCGCAAATTGCTCACGGCCAACCATGTGCTTCTCAGTTTGGTACAAGGGAAGACACCCCTTTTGTACAACTACTCCGTGACCTACTTGGTAGGTTATGATTCTGGGGTGAAGCGGATTGAAGCAGGTACAATGGAGTCTCTTTCCCTGGGGACTCTGACGTTCACCTACGATGAGGACCGCTGATGTCCGGTAAGAAGCTATTTCCTACAGCTATCAGCCAGAATCCCGCTCCGACCAAGCTAGCAGGGCAGGACTTCGAGCACAAACACCGTGCGCAGGTTGAGAACATTCTGGGGGACTTCTTTCGTCTCCTGCCCGATAACTACATCGCGCAGATACCGGGACCACACTACATTCTTCAGTATCAGGCATTCGCAGAAGCGATCTCTGAGGTCCAGATCACCGCTCAGGAGGTGTTTGAAGATGCGGACTTTGATTTCACGCGAAGTGAGTTCCTTTTTCAGATTCTAGGTTCCTTGGTTTTTCCTCGGGGAACTTCGGAGGGAATCCCCTCCCTGGAAGGGGATGTCACCTACAGAGACTTTCTGAAAGCAATGGTTCTTCTGCTTCTGCGGGGGGCCAAGCCATCCGTGATGAAGGAAGGAATTGAGCTACTCACGGGTTCTCAGATACAAATCCTCGAGAAGGCTCTGGCCGCAAGGGACACCGAAGGGTCCGTCTGGGGATTTGATGAGCAATTCGAGTTTGAAATCAATGTCCTAACCAGTGGTGGTACAGCCTTCCCTTTAGAGGACCCTTTCGTCCTCAAGGAGAATGTGCGGCTTGTGTTGCAAGCTCTGAAGCCTGCACACACCATCTATGAGTACCGACATCTTTTTCTGGACGCCTTCGGGAGTGTGTTTGAGGACACACCCCTTTGGGACATTTCCCAGTATTTCTATGACGACTTTCGTCGTTACTGCGGTGGTGCAAAGAGTATCACCGGGGACTCCGGAAAGACGTTGACGGATCTTCGCCTATTCTCGGATGTCACCCGTGTGTTTGACTCTGTTCTGCCAGGGGCAAAGTTGGTCATTGAGTCAGGGGTGAATGTGGGGTCATACCGCGTGGAGGAAGTCCTGGGTCTTCCTGTTGGAACAGATGCGACTCCACGCAGCTACATAACATCCCCGACGGGTCTCAGTGGTACACTGACCGTTGTAGATGACGATCTTGAAGACGCCTCACAGGACTGGAGTTTGGCGGAAGAGGGTGAGATTCTCACCCTCAGCTCGGGTCCTAACGCAGGGTCTTACCGCCTGGGGACCGTACTAGGGCTAAATGGCGGACCTGTGGGCTTCGCGGGGTCTGAAACGAAAGTTCGTGTAGCTCGAAGCTTGCTCCGTTTGACGAAGCGTATGCCGTACGTGGTAAGTGGGCAGTCATATACCGCTGAGGTGGACTATCTGGGAATCAAAGAACCGAGAACCGTGTCGAGTGAAGATGCGTCGGCGCTTTTCTATCTATGAGAGTAGTCCAGAGAGATGCTCTTGAAGCAGGAATCAAACAGAAAATCTCCTCATAGGTTTTCGTAGGTTTTGGAGAACGGCAAGATGGCCGCTGTCATTCAGAGTTCAATTACTGCAAAGCCAAGCATCACGGGTGCCAGCCGGAACGATCTCCGTGCGGGTGATCTTGTGACATTGGCCGCTTCTGATCTGTCCCACACCACGTACAGCTGGACGTTGGCAGGTGCTCCCGATACTAAAGAGGGGACTCCCTCTTCTGCGGTGCTTTCCACGACAACGGGTACCGGTCCTATCACGTTCACTGTGGACAACGAGGGTTCGTATTTGATCCGGCTGATCGTAGATGCCGGTCTTGGTACGGAGGACACCCAGTTTGTCTGCCTACGCTATTTGACTGTTTTCGGGGATCTCACGTTGTTGGCAGCAGGTGAACGTCGAGATGAGACAGGGATCATTCCCGTGGACGCGGACCCAGAGGGTTGGGCGCGAAGTCAGAACATCAATCTTCTTCGCATTCTCTATCAGGTGCAGAGAGTATCGACGAGCGGGCGCACGCTCACCGTTGATGCCAACCGGGGTAGGGATCATCTCAACCCCGTGAGTGATCCAACCATCGCAGAGGGCTTTGCGGATTACAGCACCATTACGGCTGCCATTACGGCTGCCTTGTCCATGTCTCCTGTTCCAAGTCTAACTGACCCTGTCGTCATTCAGGTGTTTCCGGGGTACTATGAGGAGAATGTGAACTTCTTCTCGCATGTACATGTAGTTGGCGTGTCCAATCAGTCGACGGACTCGAGAGACCGTTCTGTGGTTGTACGAACCGCGAGCGTGTCTCCGGAGCACATTGCACATGTGACGGGTGCAGGGCAGTTCTGTTTGCTCTCCAACATCACCCTGGAGAATGTGGGCGCCACAAGTGATCCGGTGCTGAGCAAGATCGGATCTGGTACTCTCTACTTGCATCGCTGTACCCTCCTCCAGAATGGGAATGATCCTTCGCAAGGCCCCGCTTACAGTCATGATGGTGGATGGGTCATTGGTCGAGGGTGTGTCATACAGTCCAATGTGACTGCTGATGGTCAGCGTCTGGCACTGCGACAAGATACAACTTCCACAGACATGCTGTGGATTGACAGCGTATTTACGGGACCGAGTGCTATCGATCTTGCCCCTTCGGATCTCCCGGTCATGAACGCGGAGTTTCGGGGGTGCCGAATGGAATCCACGTTCGTCTCCTCCAGTTCATGGGCAGTCCGGTCCAATGCCGATTTTCTCATTCTGGATCGTTGTGATGTGATCCTCCTCGGTGGTCTTAGCACAAAGGCTGTGGATGTGCACCCCCGGACTTACGTCCACGGATCCAATATTGTGGTCGAGGTGCGTTGGTGTCGTGTGGTTGGAAATATCAATTTCAACACGACGGGTGTCGTTGGTGATACACGGCTGCGCTTGGGTGCTTCGGAGTATAGCGCTGTAAACGTCACGGGTACCTTGACAGAGCAGACAGCTACTGTTGATGGAACTAGTCTTTTTTATGATAACTCCGTTTCG